CTTGGCATGAAGTTGGTCGGTTCCAAGAACGTGAAACTGTGCATCACGCCGATGGTGCGAGTGCCGATATCAACACCACTGGGCGAGCCCCTGTCGGCGTAATCGCGGCTGGTGAGGCGGTTGGAGTTGGTGAGCATCTGCCGGATGTAGGGCGTAACCAGAATCATTCGGTCGCCCATGGCCGAAGGAAGGTTGTCCTCGTCGAGTTGGCGGGCAAGGTTGCCCAGCGCCTGCTCGAACGCATCCGCCCCGGTAGGGCTGAGCGGGAAGGCTCCCGCAACGCCGCCAGCATTGACCACGGTTACAGCGTTGCCGCCGTCGTGGATGTTGGCCACGGCACCGCCGCGGGCCGCGCGAACCCAAGTCTGCATGGCCGTTCGCTCGATCTTCTCGACGACGACGCGGGCGCAGTCCTGGGCCTTGGGCTTGATGAGATCCCACTTAGACAGCACGTCATCGATGTAGGGGATGCGAGTGAGCTTGAAGAACGGGTCGTCAACACCGATGTTGATCTTGGTCTGAGCGGTCTGACCGCCCTCCATGAACGCGCCGGGGACGTGGTACTGGCCGTCGTCTGGGCTGTTGCCCTCGATGGCGAAGTCGTAACTGGCCGTGCCGGGGGGAAGGTCTTTCCAGCCGATAAGGCCCGAGTTGTAGACGATGGCATTGCGATCAAACGCCTCTGCCACAACGTCGTTGAGCAGGGTTTGGGTAAGGCCGCGCTCGTCAGCACCGACGGTCAGTGGGCGAGCGACTGAGACAATATCAGGCATGATTCATTCCTTGTGTGTGGTTGTGTTGAAACACGAACCGCTTGGCGACAAGGTGTCCAATGCTCTGGCGGGCCAGCGCGTTGGCATTACGCGAAGGGTGTCCGCCCGTCATCCGGGCTTGGCAAACGATCTCGAAAACGGGCGCGACGATTTCTCGCCGCGTCCATGCGACTCACGAAGTAGGTGTGGGGACTTGGATGGACTTCGGAGCGCGAGCCTTGGGTGTCGTGGGTACCTTGGGCTCGTCGCCCTCGTCGGCAGCGGCGGGCTTGCCAGCGGCGAGTTGGCCGACTAACGCTTCAAGTTGGGCGATTCGCACTTGCAACCTGTCGCCCTCGTTGAGCGGAGCGAGTTCGATTCCCTCCTGAGCCGCGGCCTTGTCAAACGCTTTGATCTTGGCCTCTTTCTCGTCCGAGCCGAGTTCGGAGATGATGATCTTGCCGTCGGCTATTCGATAGATTTGGCAACGGCCGCGAGCATTGTTGCCGCGAATCAACTTGCCCTCGCTGTCATATTCGACCTGCATCACGCAATCAGTGCGGAAGGTGCAGCCCATTTGCTTGAGGATGTGTGCGATGTTCACGAGTTGAGCGCTCCGGGGTTAAGTTTTGAGGTGGCCAAAAGGCGAGCGCGGAACTCGGGCGAGCTCTGAGCGTCGCCGTACTTGGCGCGTGCCTCTCGCTGGGCTTTGATGTATTCGATGCGAGTCTCGAACGGGGCAACGCTGCCAGCGGTCGATGTCTGCGTGCCAACTACCAGCGGAGAACGGACGGTGCCGTTGGCCTTGCCATACGCATCGAGCACGCCCTGGAACGCCGCCATAGCCGTGGCCGGGTTCTTGGCACTGGCGTTGTACGTTTCAAGTTGCTGTGTCGTCAGGCTGGATGCGGCCCACTTCAACACGGTGTCGAGTTGGACTTCTCCGCCGGCGAGCGCGGTTGCCTCGTCTTTCACCCTGTCCTGTGCGGCCTGTGCAAGTGTGCCCGTGGCGACCACTCCGCCCAAGTGACGGTCGGCGGTGGCTTGGTCTACGCCCTGAGAGAGCAACGCCGCGTACTGCGCTTCGTTGAGTTTGCCGTCTGTGGCGAAGGCGTTAGTCAGGGCCACGCCGTCGAGTCCGGCCTTGGTCAGAAGTTGGTCAACGAACGACTGCACGGGTGCAGTCGCCGCTGCCGGTGCTGGCGCCGGGGCAGCAACCGGAGCGGGGGGCGGCTCGGCGGGCTTGCCGAGTTTGGCTTCGAGCGACTTGTAAGCCGATTCGAGGTCGCCAACGGTCTTGAACTTGCCAGCGATCAGCGGGGTTTCGGCTGGCGGGGCCGTTGCAACTGGCGGTGTTTCGGGCGGGGGGACGTTCAGTGTGTCGGGCATATGGGTTCACTGTGAGGGGATGGCCGAAGCGGCGGCCGCAAGTTCGGTGATCTTGCCTGTGGACTGGACCGCCTGTTGGGCGACCTGGGCCTGAATCTGCTGCTGTTGGGCGGCCTGCTGCTCGGCCATCATTTGATCTTTGGACTTGATTAGCCCGGGCTCGTACACGCCGCTGGTTCGGGCGAGCACGTCGGTCAGCACGCTCATGTCCACGCGAGCCATCGCGTCTGGACCGAGTTGGGCAAGCACCTGTACTAGCGTGAGGACGTTCTGTCGCTCCTGCTCGCGACCGAGAGCCGCGATACCCGTGAGCGTGCGAAGGTTCACCAGCCCCTTGGGCAGTGGTGGCATCAGTTTGTCGCGTCGAATCTGGTGGTCGAGCCGTTGCAGCGTGGGAATCTGCTGATCGTCGCTGATCGTCGCGTACAGCCCGCCGGTGCCAGTGTCTACCTCGGCGGCGATGCGGTTGATCTGGGCGGCCGTCACGCGGTCCTTGTGCGGCTGCGCGTCCATCTCCAGCATGAACGCTTTGCTTAGTTCAAGGTTGGTGTCTTGAATGGCCAAGCGGACCACCGAGAAGTCGGCCATCTTGTTGGCCTGCAACATGCCAATGTCTTGCACCACGCCGTTAATCACGCGGCCCACGATCGCCACGCCGGACGGCTTGGCCAAGTCGGTCGCCTTGATCCCGGCGGCACGGTCGATTACGGGTGTGATTTTGCTGGCGATGGCCGCGAAGTCGAGAGCCCGCAACCGAAGTTCGTTGAGCGTCTTGAGGTCGCCAAAGTTGGCTTCGATCCAACTGGTTCCGTAGTTGTCGCCGCCAGCCAGGTCGAACGCGGTCGAGAAGTAAGGCGATACTTCCTCTTGGTGTTCGTCGGTGATATGCACGCCGCGGATCTTCTGCTCGATCAGCCACACCTTCGTTTGCGGTTGCCAGCAAACCTTGGTATACATGTCGAGTTCGCGGGCCGCGATCTGCTGGTCGATCACGTCGGCCCGGCGAAGGGTGAGCATGGCAAGTTGATCGTCGCTCAGGGTGAGCGGATCGACTTTCTCGGTCGTGATGTGGTACATCACGTCGCCAGAGTCGTCGCGGCGCGTGACGTAACTGGTTCGCCGGAACAGCCGCATCCGGTAGTCGTCGGCCATGTGCTCAAGCGTGTCGCCGGTGATGAGCAACTGGTCGAGAACGGCCCGCTTGTGCGAACGGAACCCACGCCGGCGACGGGTCGAGTTGTCCATCGGGCGAACATTGGCCGATTCGAGGATCGACTGGTACACGATCTCGCGGATGTTCAGCCGGTTGCGGATTTCCTGCTTCTGCTCGTCGGGCACGTTCGGATCGAGGTCGATCTGAATGTCCGGCTGGAATCGGAACCACGGCTGGCTCGGCGGGAACATGGCAAGGAGCATCTTGCCGGTCATGTTCGTGACCGCGCGCGTTCCAATGTCGGTGTACTTCTGTGGAAGTCGGCTGTTCTTCTCGCGTCCCTGTGGGGGAAGGACCGATGGTTTGGACAGTGCCGCGCAGTCGCGGGCGGTGTCGAGCGACGTTTGGCGGTCTGCGTCGTCGCGTGCGAACTGCTGTGCGACGTTACAGGTTTGTCCGTTCATGTGCTTTGTGTCGTCGCGATCGGAATCGAGATACCGGACTGGGTGGGCATGGTGGACACGGGATCAATAACAAGACTCGTGCGCCCGGTGCGGCGCTGGCGTTGGGATGCCCGAAGGCGAGCCAGATTTGCAGAGTCGGGCTCAGTATTCGCCACCTTGGGAACTGGCATTGCCGGTGCATCTGATCCACCCATTTATGCGCCCTTTCGTTGTAGGATGTTCTCGCCGATCTTCTTCACTACGTCGTGCTGGCCAGCCAGAAACATGAGCGTGTCTATGCGGTCGCGGTCGCCCGGCCCTTCGACGGCCGCCGGTCGGAACAGGCCGCCCAGCACGCGATGAATGAGGACCAGTGTTCTGATGTCAA